CCCACATCAACAACATCATCACCACCAACACCACCGCGACCACCACCACCACTACCGTCCTGTAGCCTCGTACATGGCCTAACATGTTGCGAGGGCATCACCAGTATAGTTATGTTTCAACAAGTGCTGAATATCATGAGATAGCTAATCCAATAATATCTCCAATTAAGGGAGTGAGCATGCGCCTGCCACGTACGATGGCGCAAGCCCAAGTCCGAGCGGCTCAGCTCGGGCCACTCCTCAGGAACCTCCATCCCGTAGTTCCTGACAACGGTTGGTATAACACAGTGGCCGCGTTTCGTAAGCGTTGTAACTATTACAACGCTTCACGGGCCACTCCTAAGATCATCTCAAATAGTCTTGGGTTCATCAAACAACTTTGCCCTAACCAACTGGAGGGCTTTGACTGGAGCGAAAAGCTCTACCGTGAATGGCTGTCCAAGTTTGGTTCCGAAAAACAGGACAGAATGGAGGCCTCGTTACACCGGTTGTGCCAGGCTAACATCAAGGACTATTCACGGAAGGACATTTTCGTAAAAGTTGAGGCTCTTCTGGTAACTCACAAACCTAATTGGGCACCTCGCGTCATTTTCAAGGGGACGGATCTGTACAACGCCATTTCTGGGCCCATTTTTAATGAGCTCATGAGCAGGTTCGACCACTGCCTTGAGGGTATGACAGGTGACTATAGGTTTAGGACAAGTTATAAGAAGACCCCTTTGGACTATACGAGTCATTTGGAAAAGCGGGAAGATGATGAATATTGGCTCGAAGCGGATTTTTCGTCCAACGATAAATTCCAGTGCAGTGACGTCATGCTTTTGGAAGTGGCTTTCATGCGTGTTCTGGGATGCCCTGAGTGGTTTGTTCGCCTTCACTTGAAGACGAACAAGTTCACAGTTAAGTCAAGTAAACATGGCATTTCAGGCACTCTTGAGAACCAGCTCCCAACTGGCGCCACTGACACCACTTTCAGAAATACTTTCTGGAATGGTTGCATTCTCTGGACTTTTTTGAAGGTCGCGAGGATCCGCACTTGTCGAGCAATGATTCTGGGTGATGACATGCTTGCTATCGTACGCGGGGTTTGTAAGTACGCAGTCAAAACATACTCCTCCATTGCAGCTGAGGCTATGATGGAGGCAAAGGTGTTGCGGCATAACGGGCTTTGGGAGGCTACCTTCTTGAGCAAGTTTTTTGTTCCGTCTACCGGTGACCGGCACCTCACGGTCCCCATTCTTGGGAAGGCCCTCGGTAGATTTAACATGCGTGCAAACAATAACCAAGCGGTTTGCGACAACGCCTATATGGCTGGCAAGGCGATTGGTTATGCCTACGAATTCCGATTCTATCCGACTATCAGGAACATGTTCCTTGAGAGGTTTAAGTATGAGTTTAGTTTGTTACCGCTGGTCGGTGGCAAACGGTTCATGGAGGTTGATATTTCCTGGAATGCAAGGACAGCGGGAGTGACTTTGTCAAATATAACTCGGAAGCTTGTTGAACAACAAGTCATGAGTGATTATCACTTTCACTGTTTTTGTTGGGAAAGGTATCATCTTTCTGGAAATGCCGTACTCGATCTCTTCAGGGACGTTGTTCTTGGTACTGAAAACATAGATTATTATGGGGTTGTTGTCTCTATTCTGGCTCAAGATTTTCTTTAGCCAGGAGCCTTAGCTGCCAGGTTAG